CACACGTTTATCGCGTGTGTTCACTTTTTAACGTCATCATAATGACGTAAACTATATGGGCTGAGGCAACTATAAAAATTTTATGTTTTGTGTTTGTTTTTAGATTTTAGTATTATTAATTAATAGAATGGTTTAATTAACATGTTAAATGTTAATTTTACCTATGATAATGGTTTATTATTTTATTAATTATGTGACCCCTTTTTGGTGATTAAATATATATTCAGAATTATAAGGACTCTCATTCTTCATATCCTTATAATTGTTTTAGTTGGAATTATTTTTGAAATTAAAGATCATAACTGATTCAGTCATGTTTTGGTCAGTCTTTAATTTTAAATTTTATATTTATTGATTGTTTCGAGAATTTTAGTAATGATTTGTATTAACCATATACATTTGTATGCTCTAATTCTTACTTGATAAATATATTTTCTCTAAATGAAACTAATAGTATTTAATTGTAGTAATTTGATTTTTCTCTTTTTGTTTAATTGATTGTGATTTGTTGATGCGAAATTTAGTACATTTTTGAAATGTGCAAACTTTGGATAAGTATAAATACCAAACATGAAAGCTCTTGAAAATATATTAACCGGATTGACAACATTTATTGACGACTTTGCCCGATATTCAGATAAAAATTCTTATGATGTGTTATTGGAACTTATATATGGAACTGAAGATTACTATTTTATTGATAGTTGTCTTTTAGGTCCAAGTAGAAGTTCTTATGATGCATTTCGATTTACCCGTAAACAATATGATGAAGAAGTAGGTGTTTTAGGAGAAGGATTGGAAAATGGTATTTTTCGTAATAGAAAAGTATTATTTGATCCAATTCTTATAGGTTATTATAATAGTAGTTTAGAGGATAGACGTTTGGAACCTTTGCGAGAGATGATAGTAGATGCAATGCAAAAGCCTTTTGATACTTATTATCAAGTACCAAAATATTTTGTTCTTCCAATTGTTCAAATTACTTTTCGTTGTTATATAGGATTACCACTTAGATTTGTCTTAGATAATACCGCAACAACTTCTTTGTTCGATGTTATTGATTATTTAAATGTTAGTAATGTATTTTTGCGAGATGTAGCCATACCTGATATTCCAGTTAGGTCTGACTTATTTTCTGCATTAGTACAATTTAAGGCTTATGAGGAACATAAAGGATTAGTTAGTCGAAGTTGGATTTGTTATTATTTGAGGGAGTATTTTATATTTTATATATTAAAGTACGTTCCCGAAAGTGATTATAAATTGGCAATGGTTAACGATTCCTTTAGTGTTCAATGTGAGTACTGGCGGAAGAGAAGTGAGTATTTTAGTGATTTGTGTTATAATCTTATAGATTATGAATTTATCATTAAAATGACTCCGCAATGGCAAGTGTATGAAGGATTACGTAATAAGAGGTCCATATCCAGTGGATTTTTTAAAATGTATCCTCATCATGAGCGATTGAGAGAGATGGTAGATGATTTAACTAGAGATGGAGACGTAGAGTTAAATCCAGGCCCAGTTTTGAGTACGATGCGCGCGAACCAACAGATAGCTCGTACTGCAGAATTACAAATGTTTGGATTAGGTAATTCCCTTCAGGATTTGACGAAGACTTTAAGTGATGGTTTAAAGATTAATTTACAGTGTGATGAATTTAAGAATAAAGTTGAAAAACTTTATCCTGAACTCTTTTTACTGTTAGTTAATCTTTATAGGTGTAGAAAAGATAAGATTACTTGTTGTACGGTTATGGCTCAATTTTTAGTGGGATTTGATTTTTCTTTAGATGTAATTTATAAATATTTTAATTCACTTTACGGTGGATTTTTAAAATTTATTAATTGGATTAGTGTAATGTTAAATTTTAGTGGTAATGAAGCGACGTTAGAAGGAGATAATAATGAAAGTGATGTAGTAGCGAAGTCATTTTTATCTTCTGTTTTTTCTTTGTTTGTCCCTTCTGGGCAATCAAAAAATTTTTTGAAATATTGTGGAAATTTATATACTGTAGATAAGGGCCTGAGAGGGTTTGAATCTTTAGTAAATAAAATTTTGAGTTATAGTAAGCAGATTATAGATATGATATCCTTATGGTTTTATGATACTCCTACAGAAAATTTTGTTAATGATTTGATGAATTTCAACAGTCGTGCTGTTGAACTTTTAAAATTAGAAACAAGAGCTATGTGGGATAATGAAGCAATAACAATGGAGTTAGATGAGTTGATAGCTATAGGGACGAGTTACTATAGAATTTTAGATGGATGTAAAGATAAAGGTTTGATGGATATATTTAAGGTACAATTTAGACAATTACAGGCGATGCAATTGAGATTTTCTAAGACCGGTTCACCACAAAAGTTTAAGATACCTCCGTATCTTATAACTTTGTTTGGTGAGTCTGGTGTTGGAAAGTCTCAATTAACGCCATATCTTTTAGCTTCTTTGATGGCAGAAGATCCTTATTATAAGGAAAATCCAGAGAAGATAAAAGAATTTGTTAAGAAAGTACATTTTAGGCAGACAGAGAATGAGTATTGGGATGCTTTACAGAATTCACATGATTATTTGTGTATTGATGATTTTGGCCAACAGGCTGATAAATTGAATACACAGGAATATGCTGAATTGATTAGATTGTCGAATACTGCACCAGCGAAAGCACATATGAGTAATGTTTTTGAAAAGGGTTTGGTTGAATTGGATTTTAAGTTAATTATATTAACTACAAATCAAAAACAACCAAAAACAGAAAATATTACACATCCTGATGCAGTTAGACGAAGATTAGAAGGTTCGACATGGGAAGTTTTAATTAAGAAAGAATTTGGTAAAGAAGTACAAACCCAGGGTATGAGTAAAGTAAGATTAAATCAAGAAGCTGTTGGTGACCATATGAATTTGAGTATTTACAGTTTTCGTAAATACAATGTTCACACAGGTAACCAAGAGTTGGAGAAAGATTTGAATTTTGAAGAGTTTGTTGCTTATCATAAGTTAAATTATAATAAGCATAAGAACGCTGAAGGATTCAGAAGAGATGATTTAAATTCTTATTTAGATACTCTTTGTAATTCTATTATTGCTAGTAATAGTAATGAAAGAACAGCAGAGTTACAAATTGGATGGCCATTTAGAAGTAAACAATTTTCAGAAGAAGTAAATTTTATATATGACGTATTGTGTAAAGATTTGGACATTGTAAATAGAGTAGAAAATGCAGATTGTACACTTATGACGAAGAATTTGTATGATCAGTTTGTAGATTTAAGGACGGATGCGCAGAGTAAACAATTTATAGAGGATCATTTGGAACCGTTTATTATTTTAGTATATCGTATGTATCCTGACGACATTGTCGCCAGTGATATGTATAGAAGTATTTTAAATAAGCAATGTGTTGTAAATGTGAATCCATCGTATAAATCTTTAAATAGAATAGGAAAGATGATTAAAATGTTAAGTGAAGGTGTTTTGGCTTATGTAGTAGTTTTAGGTACGTTTAGTGCAGTTTATTTGGCAGTTTATAAATTTTTTGAGTGTGTTTATAATTGGTTTTCTAAGGGACGAGAAATAACGCAAGTTATACCATCTTTTTGTTTTGATTATATTGAAATAAACGGAGAGGCGTATTTTAGAGGAATAGATTTGGATTATGTGAGGGATAAGTTTCCTGAGGTTTTAAATTGGCAATTGGTGTCTAACTATTTGGTTAGTCATTCAAAAACTAGTTTTAAGTTCAGGAAAAATGTTTCTCACAGTTCTCAGTTGTATAAGTACGTAATGTGGGTTTTAGAGTGTGTAAAAGGAGATTCCTCATCTTGTGTTGATTTAGAATCGAAGTATGGACAGGACGTTAAAGGAACTGTGAAAACAGTTTTGGAAACTAATGTCGATATTTCAAAATTCGATGTCAATGTAAGAGATAAGAAAATTTTAGTAGGAACTTTAGAAAGATATTCAACAACAATAGATGGTAAAAATAAAGTAATTTTGGAAAATTTTTTGAGTAGTAATAAAGTAAAAGTAGATGAAAATAGTAAAGTAAAAACAGTAGATTCAGATTTAGAAGTTGTGTTAGATAATAATGTAGATTCAGTAATTAAGCGTACAGTGAATAATCAAGTAGTTTTGTTAAAATCATCAGAGGGAGCTCTTAAAAAGATGGGGTTAGGAACGTTTGTTCAAGGTCGTCTTATGGCGACTTTCATGCATGCGTTACCTGCTATGTTTGATAGGAATTTTTTTATGAGACCAGTTGTGTGGACTGATCAGGCTGATTGTTGGGAGATTGAACCACAAAATGTTACGGTGATTATACCGAAGCATTTAAAAGTTCAAGAACTTAGGTTTAAATTATCAGATTTGTTAATACATAAGGATGAAATTTTTTCATGGGAATTTGGAGCGAGAGATATGGTCTTGTTGGATTTTTCAAAATGTAAATCTATACCATCATATCCTTCTATTGTGAAGCATTTTGTTTCAGTTAATGACTTAAGCAAAGTGCCTAACAGTAAAGGGATTCTTTTGAAGTTTACTTCAGGAGGTACGATGGTGTATGATCAAATTTTGAAAGTTGATTCGTTAGATTATCCAAATGAACCAGTGAAAGGTGTAATTGATTATGGAGGAATAACAGGTTATACGTTTGTCAGAGATGGCTATACATATTCAGCTGTGACACAATCGGGTGATTGTGGCAGTTTGTTGTTCGTTCAAAATCAATTTATTCAAGGAAAAATTTTAGGTTTCCATGTATCTGGTTTTGCTGATGGAATGGGTAATTCCGTTTCTGTGACCCAAGAATTACTTAAGTCTTGTATTACTGCAGAAAACCAAATCTGTTTAGATTTGGATTTCTTGCAAGTGAATGAGACTGAGTATGTTCCGAAAGGAGTATTTTTCTTGGGAAAGATTAATGATCCTGTTGTACAAGCTGGTAAAAGTCAAATTACGAAATCTTTAGTATATAATACTAGAGATGTAAGTAAAATGATGCCTGCCTACTTGTACCCCAGAATCATTGATGGTGTGAAATTAGATCCATTTGAATTAGGTATGAAGAAATATTATACTGTATCACCCTTTATTTCCGGAGATGTTCTTGATGATGTTTTTCGTGATTTTTCTTGGTTTATGAAATCAAGAAGTTCACGTTTTAATAAAAACATTATGAGAACATTTTCCCTGGAAGAAGCGGTATATGGTATGGAGACTGAAAAATATTGGAGATCGATGCCTCAGAGTACTTCTCCTGGATATAGTTGGCCGAAGAATGGTTTTCAAGGAAAACGATACTATTTTCAGGATGGAAAAATTGACGATGAGGTGATTGATAGAGTTAGTGAAAGAATAAAATTAGCAAAAGAAGGAATTAGGAAACCACATTTGTATGTTTGTACGCTGAAAGATGAAACTCGTCCTATTGAGAAAGTAAAACTTGGGAAAACCCGAGTTTTTACAGTTCCACAAATGGACTATGTTTTAGCAGTGCGAATGTACTTTGGTGGTTTTGCAGTGAATGTTATGGAGAATCGCATATTGAATCGATCTTTGGTGGGGATTAATATGTATTCATTGGAATCAAACTATTTTGCTAAACGCCTTAAAAAACATCCAAATATATTAACTGGTGATTTTTCTAATTGGGATGGATCTATTAGAGCAGATATAGCGAATAAGTTGTTGTTATTTATTAATTCTGAGTATGATCGAAACAAAATGTTATCTCTTTCTGAAAAGAAAGAAAATAATTTGGTTCGTGAAGTACTATTTCAAGATTTGATAAATGCAATGACTTTAGTTGGAGCAAGAGCTTATCTGCTTACTCATAGTTTACCATCTGGACACCCGTTGACAGCTATTGTCAACACTCTTTATAATATTTTTCGAAGCTTTCTTGAATATCATTTGATTTTACTGTCAAAATTTAAAAAGACAGTGAAATTAACTGATGCTTGGGAAAGCTTTGTTGAATTTATGGATAGTGTTGACGTTTCTGGTGTTGTATTGTTGATGGACATTCGCAAATACCTTGATAATGTAGAAGGAGGTTTTTATGGAGACGATTTGGTTTTGTCTGTATCAGACAAATTTAAATCGTTTTATAATTATCGAGTTTTACAGAGAGTGAATTTGCTAATGGGACATTTTTATACAACGTCAGAAAAGAAAGAAATAATTGATCGTGATTTTGACCAGTTTGATTCGGCTAATATCTTGAAAAGATATTTTAAGTGGGATAAAGATTATATGCGATTTATCGCGCCACTTGAATTGTCTGTTGTTCTGGAAATACCCAATTGGGTAAAGAAAGGACATGATATTGTTGAACAAACTGTACTGAATATAGAAGTTGCTGCTAGGGAGTTAACGCTTCATGATGAAAAAGTTTATGAAGATTTTGTAGAAGACTATTCAAATATTCTAGCTAAACATGGTTTATACCCATACTTTCAAAAGTATAATCTACTGAAGGATCGAGTTCTTTCGGGAGAATATATGGAATATTTGTTTTAGTGATAATTGTGAAGTTAGATATGTATTATGCATAATTATCGTTAGTTTTAAGATTTAACTTATAGAATACCCGTTCTATATTTTATTTTGGGGCTTGTATAAAATGAATTCCTTTACAAGTTTTTAGGACTGTTAGAAATAAACTTTTATGTATTACGTAGCATTTGTCTTTGAACATCTAAATGCGTGTACAGAATTTAAATATGGATAATTTACCGACGAATTTTGTAGGAGAGGCAGTTAATTCTGCGATGCCCAGTGTAATTGATGGGGATGATAATTCAAAAACTGAAATGACACAGGAGCAAGTATTGACTTTTGTTGATGACAAACAATTGGAAACATTTGTTTTGCCATTGGAAGAGAATTTACTTACTAATGTGTCAAATCAGGGTTTGGAATTAAGAGAACATACAGTTAGAGATTTTCTGAGTAGGCCCATGAATATTGGCCAATTTACTTGGTCAAGTTCTCAGGTAAGAAATGCTGAAATCTTTTCTATAAGCTTTCCTTCGTTGTTATTTAACCAAGGAATGATTGCAGAGAAGATTTCAGGATTTAATTATTTGAGAGGTAATATTCATGTGCGTTTGCAAATAAATGCTCAGAATTTTCAAGCTGGTATATTCCAATTACGATATTTTCCTGTATTAAGTCCTTCTGACTTATACAATTCACAGCTAAATACTATGAAACAGTTTTCAGGTTTACCTGGAATTGATGTTAATTTACAATCTGACAAGCCCATGCAGATTGTAGTTCCATTTGTGTATCCAAATGATGTTTATGACATTGTTGCTGAACCAGATGATTGGGCCCAAGTTCATGCGAGAGTTTACTCGCCTTTGACTGCGGCCTCATCCACAAGTGTTTCTATTACTGTGTGGGCTTGGTTTGACAAGCCTTCATTGGTTTTGTCTATGCCTTGTTCTGCATCATCATTAACTGTTGCAAAAGTTATGGTAAAACATTATGAGGAACAGATTAGAATGAGGACTGCCCAGCTTCAAATAGGTGGTGAACAAAAAACCGCTTCACAAGCTGGAGGTCCAATTTCTAATTTAGCCAATGCTGTTTCTACTGTAGCTACCGTTGCCTCTGGTATTCCAGGGTTAGGTGCTATAGCTGGAACAGTTGCGACTGTTTCGAATATTGTTGGCTCAATATCAAGTATGTTTGGTTTTTCTAAACCGACTTCCAATCAAACCGTTACTCAAGTGCGTCCAATTTTTGTGCGAGGTATGGCGAATTCTGATTCTCCAGACTCCGTTACTCAAACTGCTCTTATTACTGATAATAATTTGATTGAGGGAAAACCTGTATTTGGTACTGATGTTGATGAGATGTCGTTTGATTTTATAGCACGTATTCCACAATTTATTGGTGCTTTTGATTATGCGACAACTAATGTTGAAGGCCAATTGATCTATTTCTTAGAAATAAACCCAGCAATTATGACTAGTGATCAAACAACCGATAGTACAATTACAACAACTAGTTTAGGCTTATTGTGTAGTTGTTTTGAACTTTGGAGAGGAAGCTTAAATTTAACGTTTAAGTTTGCGAAAACCCAGTTCCATTCTGGTAGAATCATATTTGTTTGGTTTAATTCAGATTCTCCTGCGATGCCTGGTACTTATACCAGTGATCTTGCAAAAAATCCTGCAATACAGTTTGATTTGCATGAGAAATTTGAAATAGATATCAATATACCATATATACAATCCACACCTTGGTTGAATATTCACTCAATTGACTCTCAATTGAAAAGGGCTAATGGTTGGCTTGGAGTTTATGTTGTAAATACTCTGCAAGCAGCTCCTTCTGCGTCTTCTATTGTAGAATGCGTTGTGGAAGCTCGTGCAGGTTCCGACTTTGAACTCGCTATACCAAAACCCCCAGAATTGTTAGGAAGTTGGGTGAACCCTTCAGCCTCTGATGTAGCACCTGTGTATTCATATATGGTATTTGTCTTATTTACATTTAATCCGTTATCTTCCGCGTTTACTTTGAACACTGAAATGCCTTGGGATTCTTCTATCTTAGGGTTAAATGATGGTTCACCTACTGGGACTACGACAAGTATACCAGCTGGGTGGCGTCTGTTATTTGAGGGTACAGAGTATGATGTTGGAGGAGGGACGTTGACTCTTGCAGCAGCGAAACAATTAGACAATAGAATGCGAATTCTAATGACTAGTTCTGTAGATTCAACACTTAAATACGATGAGACTTTGTCCATTAACCCATCTGCCATTCCAATTAATTGGCTGTTATTGGAACCACCAACATTAAGAATGCGTACAGCTGAATTGCAAATATCTCGTGATGAGTCTTTTCAGGGTATTGATGGTGTGTCTATATTGCCTAGTGTTAATCCTCAAACTGTTACTGATGTAAACAAGGATACTGTAGGTGAAGTTGTAAAAAGCTTAAGAGTTCTACTAAAACGGTATGCCCCAGAATTTAATTTTTCTAATGGCTTACAGTTTGGTAGAACTTTTGTAGTTGTTAATCCAGATGTTTTTTCTTCAATTGGATTACCTTCTGCTTCCTATATGTCATTGTTTGCTCCAGCTTACAGATTTTGGAGAGGCTCTAGACGATATAAAGCATACCTTGAATATACTGGAGATGCTAATACATATAATCGTGTATTTCCATATTATTTTTTGCCGAATTGTCAGTCAAATGTTTTGACTTACGACCCAGCACAAACTAATGTGTCCACAAATTTATACTATAATGAGCAAGAAGGATTCGTAGAATTTAACGTACCTTATTATAACCGAAACCGTATAACTATTGTGGGAGATGTTACAGCAAATCGTTTGATTTCACCATTAAAAAGAAGAGTAGCCATAGACACTGTCTACTCTGCTACGTGGAATGTAAATATGTATTCTAATATAGGCGAAGATTTTTCGTTTGGAATGTGGTTGGGTGCTCCGACATTGAATTCCACACCAAGGTCTTAGCAAAACTCATATAAGATGAGCGGAGAAGCTCTAAACTTAGTAGTTGCGTGTTGTATAATCTTCTATTATATAACCC